TGACCGGTCTATACGGGCGGACTCAAACATGATAAACAGACTAACACAAATTGCATCCACAAAAGGCACTACTTGTACGCAGGTAGTCGGGGTTTTGATGATCTCCAAACATCAAAGCAAGGGGTTTAGGCAAGACCATACTTGTCGTCTGATAAAGCTAATTCCTTTTCCATGTGACGTTATGGTTTTTAATGATTCTGGATTCCCCACTAATTAACTAATGGTAGGGATGCAAGGAGATATGCCCGTAAAACAAACTAAAAAAAGTTTACATAATACTGTGACCGACTGGTCACTTTTAAACAAACTCTTTGAAATTATTGTAGATAGGCTTGATAATAAGACATGACAGAAAAAGTTTACATAATACTGGAAATATTATCAAAATAGGTCTTATTGTAATAATTTGAAATAGTTACTAACGTCCACTTTTTGAGATTATCAGACATTATGCCACGAATAGAGAAATCAGGTTATCGAAGATTTTGGGAATTAAAGCAACATGTAGGATTTAACCCTGACGGTTCTAAGAAAACAGTAGAAGGCTACCGTGACATGCTTACCGGCACTTTTCATGCGCCTAAGAACGGTTGGAATGGGTCTCCTCCAGAACTTCCGACAGGTGACAGGGAACCCATTATCACAGACAAATATAAACATAATTACGATAAAATTTTATGGGAGAAGTAAAATGATAGCAAAAAACATGAACTATTCAGACAGTGCTGCGCTTGTTGCATCACAAATAGCTAAGGCATCTGCTGGGACTATATTTTCCCTTACAGGTTATAATGCAAAAACTTCTGCTCAGTTCATTCAGTTGCATGATAGCGCCACCTTACCAGCAGATACGGCCATTCCTGCTGTTATTCTTAGCGTTCCAGCTTCTTCTAATTTCTTTTACGATTTTGGAGAAATAGGCAGGTTTTGTGCGAGTGGAATAACTGTATGCAATTCAAGCACAGCGGCTACAAAAACCATAGGAAGCGCAGACTGCTTCTTTAATATTCAGTATTCCTAAAGAGGAAGAAATAATGATACACTTGGCGGATAGGGACTTAAGCCCGACAAGGTTGTTTCCTGAACAGCTTTCCGTCAATAACTATCAGGGATATTACAGGAGATATCGTATGAAAGAAATACAGCTTACACGAAATCAGGTTGCATTAGTCGATGATGATATGTACGAAGAGTTAAATCAATTTAAGTGGTTTGCAAATAAAGGCAAAAAGACATTTTATGCGAGAAGGATGGCACCAACAATCAATGGCAAACAAGGTGTAATTCATATGCATCATGAAGTTATGGGCAAGCCACCAAAAGGTCTTATGCCAGACCACGAAGACGGAAATGGCTGCAACAATCAAAGATATAATTTGAGGTTTGTTACTAATAGACAAAACAGCCAGAACAAAAAGAATGTAAAAGGAACATCAAAGTATCCAGGAGTTGACTGGAATAAACATGCTGGAAAATGGCATGCACGAATTCAGATAAATGGAAAAACAAAACATCTTGGAATCTTTGCAGATGAAGAAGAAGCTTTTGAAGTATATCAAAATGCAGTTAATGCACTTGGAGAAACAGTTATAGGCGAGATATAGTTATGGCTTTTATTCCAGATCCAACACGAGAAATACAAGACCGCCTCAGAGAACTTGCTAAAACCAAGGGCGTTCCAGAGATGGATGAACAGGAACTTGATGAAAGAGAAAATGCCGCAAAGAGATATGCCGGTGAAAATGAGGCTCATTTCGTTGCATATGCAGAGGATTGTAGAAAGACTTCAGTAGATGCAATGGTCAATATCCGAGAGATACAGAAAGAGTGTTGGTCGGTTTACAATGAAGAAGCTCCTCCAAATTACGCCAACAAAGAAGCATGGCAGAGTAAAGTAATTATCCCTAAACCCTTTGGTGCTGTTCAGTTTGCCATGTCAATCGTAAGAAAAGCCTTTGCGGCAGAATTCCTGTCAGTCGAGAACGAAAACAATCCAGACGTAGCAGACTTCTGGGAAAAACTAATCAAGTTCCAACTCAATAAACAACACGCCAACTTTCCAATCCAGTTTACAGACGCAAGCGGTATGGGATTTGCAGTAGGGCAATCGCTTGAAATGATACCAGTATGGAGACCTGGACGTGGATTAAACTTTGTATTAGTAGAGCCATGGAAGATACATAGAGACCCCGATGCAAGCAGCCGACATGCACAGAGCGGACTATATTGGATACATCAAGAATATCTTGATTTTCATGTTCTTAAAGAAGCCGAGAAATCTGGAAGATATGTTGAAGTTGACAAAGTAAAAGAATTTGTAAGTTCTAAAGACTCTAACTTAACCAAAGAAGAAATTGCTCGTAGAAAGAATATGGTCTGGCAAAGATCTCAGTTTCGCAAATCTGTTCTAACTTCAGAATTTTGGGGTATGGTGCTTGATAGTAAAGGGGAGCTTTTACTCCCATCCGCCACATATACCGTTGCCGGAAATCATGTTATAGGGTTGCCAAAGAAGTCGCCCTATCGCACGCTCAGGTGGCCTGGAATATCATTTAGTCCTCTACCCCAATTCCTTAGATTCGATGGACGTGGATTGCTTCAGGGCATCAGAAGTATATGGTATTGGATGTGTTCTCTAATGTCATTACATTCCGATTCTCTAAACTGGGTAGTTAATCCTCCAAAGGAAATAAACATCTCAGCTTTGGTCGATCAGGATGACATAGACGATTATCCTGGTAAAACGTATTTAGTAAGAGACACAATAAGCGGACAACAGGTCGTTAGAACAGTTGATAGAAAAAACATCACAAACGAAGTCCTTGCTAATCTAAATTATGGTGATCAACATTTTCAGGAAGGTTCATTCGTATCATCTATCGTTCAGGGGCTACCTGGATTTCGAGCAGAAGTAACCGCAAGAGAACAAGCTCAAAATCTTGAACAGGCAATGAATGTTTTTAGTCTTATGGGACAAAATCTTGAAGATGGAGCAATTCAAGTTGTTTGTGCTGCCGCTGAAACCATTGCGATAAATGCAAGTCCACAGGACTTATTGGAAGTTTTTCCAGAGAATATAATTGCAGCATTGATTAATCAGGAAGCGCCAACTGGAATTGATTTGCCTGAACTTACAGGTTCTTTTCATATAAGTGGTATATCCGCTATTATGAAAGACAGCGAAATACTAAGGTCTATTACACAAATGATATTGCCATTGATGACCCCCGGTTCTCCTTTTGAACCATATCTAAAACCATACAATATATTAAGGTCTATTGAAAGACGAACCAATCTTCAAGACGAGGGGGTTGTTGTTAGAGAAGACGAAGCAATAGCAATACAAGAACAACAGGCAATAATGCAACAGCAAATGCCGCAACAACCAGAGGGACAATAATGGAATTAGGCGGAGCAGATGTAGATATTATAACAGGTTCTCCAATGGCAACCATACAAAAGGTTCGTGAAGAAAAGCGAGTTGAACGGATTATATCAGATTATCAATCTCTCGTAAACGACCTTTCTGGTGAAGGCGGAGAAGTCTTAAAAAAGATTGCCGGATTGTACGCTAACAGAATAAACGAATTAATTACAACCGATCCGACATGTAGAGCATATCAGACAATATTTGATGATATGAAGATAAAAATTAATGTTGGTAAAAAAATGATCAATTCAAAGTTAGATGAAATAGAAAAATCTAAGCAACAGCCCCTTTAACATGGGACACGCTATAATAGCCCCCAAACAAGAAGGATACGCTGGAGGAGAAACCATGATAGAACCATTAAGTGTAGCATCTGCATTGGAAGAAAACGTAGTAAGATTTGAAGGACATCCGGCTGGTGGAGAAAATGAAGATTTAAAAGCCGGAGATGAAGATTTAAAAGTTGAAGTCAAAGAGGTAAAACCTGAAGGTGGTGAAGAACCTAAGGAACCAAAAGAAGAAAAAAAGGTAGAACCAAAGTCTTTTAAATACGAAAACCAGGAGAAAGCTGAAGCAGCTTACAAAGAAGCTGAGAGCCTTATAGGTAAAAAGGGTGAAGAAGCTAAACGTGAGCGAGAACGAGCAGAGGATTTACAGAAACAACTAAACGAACTGCTTGTAACTAAAGCAACTCTAAAAGAAACGCCCAAACCAACAAGCGCAGCAAGGATGAAAGAGTTACTGGAACAAGTCAATGCGCTTGACCCAGAAGATTCAGAATATCATGCCAAAGTTGCTGAAATTTGGGGGAGGCGTGAAGACGAGATTCAGAGTACAGTTGAGTCAAAAGTACAAGAAGCCTTAGATGCTTATGAAAAACGAGCGAATGAAGAGCGGGCAAAGGCTGAAAGAGAAGTTCTAACACAAAAGACCATACTGTCAACAGCCGAAAAAGCAGGCAAGGAAGCAGGTCTTGACATGAAGAAAGACTCAACCGATTCAGAACTATTCTGGACTTATGCAGACAAAGCACCCGAAGGAACTATCGACGAACAAATTACATGGACAATTAATAAAATTAAGAATGTAAAAGCAGCCTATACGACTCCGCTTAAATCAAGTGAGGAAGTAAAGGCAATTCAAAACCAAAATAGCGTGCTTGAACGACAGGGACAGGGCAAAACACCTGAACGAGTTATCCCTGAAAAACCCATCGGTTTAGCTGATGTGTTTAAGCAGCTTCAACGTAGAATATAGGAGAATAAATCATGGCAGCTCATAACTGGACATTTGATGCCGATATAGGGGTGTATAAAAATCATAATATTTCCAATGAGTTACTCTTGGCTTCTCTTGCAGAAACCAAAGTAGCACCTTTCGCAAGACCAATTCCTGGAGTAGGGGCTTTTAAGAAAAAGGGTGAGACAGTAAACATTCCAATCCTGAAAGAACTTCCAGACCCGACAACCGCACAACTCTCTGAAGATACCAAAATTCCTATCGACAAGCTGGAACTTGGTAACAGAGCGATTACCCTTGTAGAATGGGGCAGAGGAGTTGAATATACTAACCTTTCACAGCAGTTTGGCAAGTTTGATCCAGCAGATTATCTTCAGAAAGCTCTTATGCGACAGATGGACAGGGCACTGGATACGGCTGCTGCTGCTGCTTTTAAATCAACAGATGTAAAAGTTATCTTTAGTCCTACCACACTTACAGGTGGAACTTTTGATACAGACGGAACACCAAGTACGACAGCACTTGTCAATATGACCTTTGACCATATGGGTGTACTTGCAGATTATCTGGCTGGTGATATTCATTGTCCACCGTTTGAAGGGGATGACTATATCATGCTTTCATGCCGGAAAAACCTCAGAGGACTGAAACAGGATACTTTATGGCAGCAAGTTCATATGTATCTACA